ACATTAATTGTAACGCTAGGGTTATGTTCTGTCCAGTAAGTTCTATAAATCTTCCACATTTCCAAATGATCTATGGCTGTTAAATCTTTTGTTATTATTGCATTCTTTGGAGCCTTTTGAGGAAAGTAAAATACTGTTGTTTCATCAGGCTTCATTACATCTGGTTCATTTGGAACTCCTGAATCTTTTAAGAATTGTGTTAATGGATCATTGTTTGACCCACGTACGCTTCTAATATAATATTCTGAATACCACGGATGAATTCCGCTAGACACCCCGACCAGTTGACTTACAGTGCCAGAAGGCTTAACACAAGTAATTGATACAGAAGGGTTTATATTTAATTTCTTTGCTTCGTGATCATTAACCCTAACTGATTCTAATCTCATATCAGTCAACAACTGCTCTAATGCTTTACCTGCTGTTGAAGTTATCTTGTTACCGTATATTCCAGTTAAAGATACTCCTAGCAATCTTTCTTCTTCACAATTATCTTTCCATGTTTTACGAAGATATTTAAAATTAGTTAATGTTGATTGCCAAGTTCCAAGAATTGTAGCAAGTTTAACTTTTTCCATTAAATCTTCTCTTGTATCTTCTGCAGAAATAACTACCTCTGTTAAATTACAAAATTCATTAGGACGAAGTATGATTTCTCCACAAGGATTTGTTCCAGAAACTAAAGAAGCATCTCTTCTTCCAAACGATTCTACGTGCTTACGCACTGAATCAATATTATAAATTCCTCTTTCTCCAGATTTTGATTCATAGAGATTTCTCCATTCACGCAAGAATTGTGCAGTGTTTGGCTTGGCATTATAAACTGCTGAGTTATTTGCTAAAGATCTTTGTGCTTGAGTTTCCCACCAAGATCCACTCTTTGCTTTTGCCATTTCAAAATCATCAAGATTAGAAAGACTTATCAAGGCACTACGGCGTACTCCACCAACTACAACTACTTCTCCAACCTTACACATTAAGTCATGTGCTTCAATTGGTTTTAATCTACGGCCTGCAGCGTTTCTAAAAGTATCTGTTGTGAATGTAAATAATGCACTAAGCGGTCCAGGTCCAGAAGCACGTCCACCAAAAGTTTTTAGTCTTGCTCCAGCAGGACGTACTTTTGACATATCCCATTCTGGAATTTGACCTTGTGACAATAGTGCAATTAATTCTTTAAATGCTTTTGCCCATCCAAGTTTAGAATCTTCTACAACAATGGTTGTTGCTGTTTGATTAAATGATTCTGAAATTATTGGAAGTTCATCAACATATTTTGATTCTACAGAAAATCCTACTCCAGTACCATTCATTAATACATACATTGCTTCATCAAAAGCACGCAGACTGTCTACTGCAATAAAAGAACAATTGTATGCCGCAATGTGGTCACGCTCTAGGGCTGGACCTGCTGTCATCAATGCTCTCATTGAAGGCATAATTTTATGATTTAAGATTGATTCTTTAACTTCGTCAAAAATTTTAGCATTTGGACTATAGCCATAGTTTAATACCAGATGGTCTTTCATAAAGTTTATATATCGCTCTACTGTTTCTACCCAGGTTTCCCTACGGTTTTTGCTTTCTATCCACCTTGCATATCTTGAGATATGAATAAAGTTTTTGTATGGATCTGTAATTGACCCGTTTTCGTTAATAAATGACATTAGTAATACAACTCCTGATTGTTTGATTTGTGAGATAATAGTATTCTACACTACTTTAAGAGGTGCGTCAAATGTTGTTATCAGCCAAAGAGGTTCACTTTTATAACGATTTATCAAACCAAGGATTAGTGAAAAAAATCACATGTCCTTTTGGTGAAGACGATGTTATTGTTACAAAAGTAAATGAGTTAGATGAGGTTTACTTTGAGTGCATAACCTGTGATTCTAGTTTTAATCCAGGAATAAATATTATTCAAAATATTAAATTATCTATTGACAAATTTAAATCTAACCTATAAAATTAAAGGGTGGATGGGAAGGGAATAGATTAAATATAATAATAATTAAATAATAATATTATTAAATATATTTAAAGATATACACATATACACCAATAGCACATAATATAATAAATGTCAAATATAACAATTGTTTATAAATAGTTGATTTTCTGGAATAAAAGGGTTATACTAGTAAGGTATCTAAAAATGGCTTCTTCAAGGAGGTAACTTATGAAGAAAGTATTATTAGCATTAATGTTATTTATTGTTGTTGGAACGTATATTAATAGACTGGATAGATCGTATATTCAATACCCCGCAGAACCGTTAGTGGTCGTCCCCGAAGGACAGACCACTTCAAGTGTTTTAGGGGCCGTACAGACCGCCAGAGAGGCTTATAGCACTACTGCAGCAAGATCTAGGGCAGTCTTTGAAAACCCTAAATCAAATAAGGCTATTGCAGCATATCAAGAGTATTTAAAAGATATAGTTCCAGACCAAGAAGAAACTTGTTATTTTAATATTATTGATAGAGAAAGTGATTGGAACCCTCTTGCTCAAAATCCAACATCTACAGCATTTGGAATAGGTCAATTCTTAAATAGTACTTGGGGATTGGTAGATTCTAAAAAGACTAAAAACCCATATGATCAAATTGATGCAATGGTCGTATATGTTAAATTAATTTATGGTGATGGATGTAATGCCTGGCACTTTAAAAGTCAACGTGGCTGGTATTAAAGTTCTTTAATTTCTTTATAAACATTGTCCCAATCATTTCCACGGCTTTCCATTGTGTGAAATTCTTTAACTAGTTTATAATTGTTTTGTCTTTCTATATTTCTTGTTTTAGGATTCTTTAATTCTTCTAAATGAGATAGCCATTGATCTTCAGTTTTTGCTACCCTTCCTATTCCGTACTCACTGTATAGGTATGAGTACTCTTCCATATCTTCTGCAATAAATGGAACTCCTGCAGCAGCATATTCTAAACCTTTGATAAATGACTTAGCCCGATTAAATTCAACTTCTCTAAGTGGTACCAATCCTATATCAAGTCTATTAAATAATTCACCATAAGTAAGAATTGGTTTCATTGGTTGAGAAGAATAACTCTTTACTGGAATACTCATTTGTTCTTGAACTGTTGGAGCATTTAAAATAGCACCAGAGTGATGAAATCTTAAATTATTTTTTTCAATAAAGTTACCAACAAATGGGCTAAGTGTTTCTAAGTCACCAGATCGCCAAGGTGTTGCACCTACCCAACCAACTGTAGGAAAAGCACCAGACTTATCTTTTCTCATTTTAAAATATTCTAGATCTATTCCATTTCTTACTAAGTATATTGGTTTACTTGGGTATTTTTGTTTATAAAAGTCTCTTAAAAATGGAGTAGATGTAATTAATGCATCAGCCATATCCATAGATCTAAAGTAGTGATCTCTGTTATTTTTTGCATTTGTTTTAGGGTCTGTGGCAATATATGCCATATTTGTTTTTTCTAATCCAGCATGATGATCATCAATGTCAATAACTATTTTTTGTCCTACCGCTTGTGCTTTAGGAATTTGATCAACTATTCCTTCAAGCATCATTAATTTTAATACTACAATGTCCCAACCGTGAATTGCTTTTTTATCTGGAATCAATAATCCAAAACCGTGTTCTTCGTGAAAGCCAGGAAAACCCATACCAACTTCCCAACCTTTTTTCTCTAACTGTTTCATTGGTAGTAAACATCTATACCAAGCACATCCATTAGGTTGCAAAGGCTTAGTTCCCCATGACCAGTCATAGGTTAAGAAACAAATTGTTGGTTTTGCCATTGGTTACTTTCTTTTAGAAGGGTGGACAGTAATTAAACCATCCACCCAGTAATTAGTAATTGTTATTTCTTTTTGGAATCCTTTGGTGTTACTGCACCAATTCCAAATTTTGTATCTTTTGGATTTACAGCACGAATTACAACCCATGATGCTGCTGCAACTGCTGAGTTTAGGATTGTGCTTAAAGCATCTCCTGTTAAAGCAGTTACATCTGCACCTGAGTCAACGAATTGTGTAACTAGTGCAATTACGAAAGCGTTTAGAGCAGACTCTAATACTTTCTTGTTTAGTAATGTTTCCATTTGTCCTCCTTAAGAACATATATATATTGTACAGTATTGCAAATGAGTATGTCAAGTGATATACTAATATTTTGAAAGGATATACTATAACTCCTCAAATATATCATTTACATATACCTAAAACTGGTGGTATATACATAGTAAATAATCTAAAAGAGTCTGGATTTTTTCATACCCCCAATTTGTCAATGTATCAAGGAACCGAGAAAGCAAACTTTGATTATCTTGATTATAAAACTATGAAGTTATCTAATTATATACATGGTCATTTTGGAATAGAGCCTTTAGACATCATAGATAATCTATTATCATATACTACACTAAGAAATCCTGTTACTAGGGTTATTAGTCATTTTTCAATGATCCACTTTCCAATAAAGACTAGCAATATTATGAAGTTATTTAATGAATGGGTTCATAATGATAGCATTGACTATCTAGTTAAGAATAACCTACAATCAAGATTTTTAACAAACCCCCTTTCAAAAGAATATATAAAACAACATTACGATATTCGTTTTTCCACACATGTAGAAGAAGATAGACAATACTGGAGAGATGGGTTTGCTATAGACACAAAAGATCCAAGATACGATGATGCAAAAAATAATTTAAACAAAATATCCATAGTTGGTAAAATGGAAAATATGGATGAATTTATGAATAGGCTATATATGTTTATTAATGAAAACTTTAAAACTAGCCTAAAGTATAACAATATAGCAGAGCCTAAAAAACATAAAAGATTTTCTAAACTTAGCAAACATATTCAAAACAATATTCAACCATACGAGGTTAAAAAAATCATTGATTTAAATACTATAGATATGAATTTATGGGAAAGTTTATAATTTTTTATACCAAAATCCAGGGGACATATACTTTGTTCCCTTTTTTATTATTTTAGACTCATGAAGATATGGCATATTTGAAGGAAAAATAACCATACTTCCAGCACTAGGCTTTATAGTTACTCTTTGATTTTTAAAATATAACTCTCCACCCTCATAGTCATCATTTAGATATACTACAATTGACAATGTTGGAGATATTTGATCTTTTCCATTGTCATTATTGTCATAAGAATCTACATGAGGGCCCATACCTTTTCCCATATAATACTTACTTATAGACAAAGGTGTTAAGTATCCAAGTTCAATTTTATGCTCTTCTGCATACCTAGTTGAATATTCATTAATAACGTCTTTAATTTCTTTATTTATAAATAATAATAAATTATCAGTTTCATTATCCATATTACCAAGTACCCATTTTTGTTCTCCAAATACATACTCGTCATTACTTGCTGACCATTTTTTCCATTTTGTTATACTTGTATGCTCATCAAGATAACTATCGGTACTTTCTATTACATCAATTAATTTAGATGGATTGCTTATTACGTTTTTATAGTAATGAATTTTGTCATATTTATATACTTCTACATCAATATTAGACATTTTGTTTCAACCCCAAATAACTTATTATTTCTGGTTTAAACCAAGACTGCAAAACCATATATTTTGTACCCATCAATATTTTTTTAGACTCATGATAATATGGAGGAGTTGCTGGAAATATAACTAAACTTCCAGCCTCTGGCTTAATATCTATATTTTGATTTTTAAAGCATAGGCTTCCCCCATCGTAGTTATCATTAAGATACATAACTGTAGTTAATATTGGTGAATTATCGTCTCCAAATGAATCAACATGAGAAGAAAGTTCTGCATTTGTAAAATATTTATTAATAGTTAAAGGTCTTTGTCTTGTGTTTAGTCCATACATAAAATCTTTTGATACTTGAATATCATGTGTTTTACTATAGTGATCCATTGTTGATATAAGCCCATCTGATATTGTTTTATTTATAGAAATCAACAAACTATTTGTTTCATTCTTTATTAAATCAGAGACTGGTTTTATTTTTCCATAGTTGTCTTCTGGTCTTCTCCACCATTTCCATTTTTCTATACTTGTTGACTTATTTAAAAACATATCTGTATCTTCTATTAGATCTATCAAGATACTTGGATTTTCAATAACTCCCTTATAGTAATGAATTTTATCATATTGAATTATTTCAAAATTATGCATTTTTATTACCTTTATCCCATTCAGCCTTTTGTTTTTCTTGTTGCTTTCTTACCTCTTCCTCTTCTTTTTTCCATCTATCAATAGTTTCTTGATCATACTCTGCATCTGCATAATCCCAAAATGAAACCATTGTGTATCTAGTTCCTTCTAATATTTCTTTTACCCCATGAATATTTTCATGACCTCCAGGAAACATTATGTATGAGAAAACTGGTGGTTTAAATTCAATGCTATGATCTGGAAAGTATAATTCTCCGCCTTTATAGTTATCATTTAAATATAAAATTCCTACATATTTATTAATTTCAAAAGCATTTGGGACTCCATCGTGATTTGAGTTGTCCGAGTGTGGTGCAGCAAATCCCCCAACATCCCATTTCTGAGCATGAGAAGTGTTTGGTCTTAATTCTCTATCAAACATAAGTTCTACTGCTTGTTTAAATCTATCCCTTATATTTTTAAAATATTCTGGCTCTAAATTAAATTGAGGTAGTCTAGAATCACTGTCTGCAAATCCCATTCCTTTAGAACCATAAAAGGCAACGTCTCCCCAAATACTAGCCATAGACTCAAAGTAATCAATCATGTCTTTTGCTTGATTAGGATTTACAAAATTATCAATTCTTGCAATGTCTTCTTTATAATACACTAAATCATTCTTCGTATACATTATTTACCTCTATGTTCTAATATTGTCCAAAAGAATGGAATAACATATCTTATTCCACTTTTTATTTCTTTTACCCCATGTAAATAGTTTTTATCACCTGGAAAAAAATATGCAGCCCCTGCTTTAGGTTTAAACTCAATATCATGTTGAGGGAAATAAAGTTCTCCACCTTCATAATCATCGTTTAAATAAAATAAACCTGCAATGTCATAATATGGAAAATCATTTGGAAGTCCTTCATTATCACCCTCATGAAGTTCTTTGTCAGCATGTGGCAACTGATACTGGCCAGGCAGCCATCTAACTATTGCTGGATTTGTTGGAAGAGCATCAACATTATAAAACTCATCTACTTCTTTTTTAAGTCTTTTTACAATTCTATCTATACTATTAACAATTGTTAGATTTTGAGATATTATAGTATCTCTTGTTGCTACTCTATCTTTCCAATACTCTGATTCATAAATAATAGTTCCATCTTCATTATAATGAGTCTCTGTTACATCCCAAACCTTTATTGAACTAGCAAATGTATATAAACCATTTAACTCGGTAGGTTTCATAAAATTTTCTCTAGACTGAATCATGTCAGGAGAATTTCCAAAAAATCCAGAAGGGGTTATAGAAAACCTATCGTTTACAAAATTATTAGCATACTTCATATAGATATCCTATCATATTTACTCATAAGATCTTTTTTCCCATACTTCATTTTTATATACCCCACCATCTTTAACTCTATATTTTTTACTATTTTTATAATTTTTCATATTAAGGTTCTTAGGTTCTTCTATCACAATTTCAGATTCCCAGTTTTCTCTTTTAAATGGAAGTAGTTGAGCATACGGTGTTCCAGCAGGAATGGTTCCAGTAAAACCTTGTATTACAAAAAATGGAAGGGATCCAGATAAATTAATTTTATCATTATCTATTATGCCAACGGTATTAATAAAAGGTAAATCAAATCTATTCATAGGAGTCAAATATAAAGCACTATATCCTTCTGGAAGAATAATTCCCCAATCAATAAACCATGCAAAATGATCTAAATAACAATTGTCTGGTTGATAAAATTGTTCCATAGGCGGCCTTGGTGTACAAAAATCTTGATAGTTTGGATCATTAATCCTACAAGATATTTTTTGATTTTCATCTAAATAAAAATGTACATCACAAGGTGTTTTTAATAAATATCCACTAATCATGGTATCAAACACAGCAGGACATGCTTTCCAGGTAGGCATCTTGCCACCGTCTTGTCCAATAACAAATTCTTCAGTATGTGGATTTTTTACAAATCTATCTGCTTTCTTATACCAATCTGGCATAAC